ATTAAAAGCTCAATCAGGAAATAAAGCAGATCAATGGAAATTAATTTCTTTCCCTGCAATCATGCCTGATGATAAACCTGTTTGGCCTGAGTATTGGAACAAAGAAGATTTAGATTCTGTTAAAGCTTCCATCTCCGTTAAAAACTGGAACGCCCAATATATGCAAGATCCTACTAGTGAGGAAGGTGCGATTATAAAAAGGGAGTGGTGGATAGATTATGATAAAGAAACTTTACCAAAACTACTACACGTCATTCAAAGTTATGATACTGCATTTTCTAAAAAAGAATCTGCCGACTATTCTGCTATTACCACCTGGGGGATATTTGAACCTAAGGAAGGTTATGAAAAAGCAATTATATTGTTAGACGCTCATAAAGGTAGGTATGATTTTCCAGATTTAAAAAACGTAGCCTTAGAGCAGTATCATTATTGGGAACCTGAAACTGTAATTATTGAAGCTAAAGCTAGTGGTACTCCACTAATCCACGAACTTAGACGTGCAGGAATACCTGTAGTTGATTACGTTCCAGCTAGAGGACGAGACAAGTATACTAGAATAAACTCATGCGCACCTGTATTTGAGTCCGGTATGGTTTGGGCACCTTTAGACGAACACTGGGCACAGGAAGTTATTGAAGAATGTGCTTCATTTCCTAATGGTCAGTATGATGACTATGTAGACAGCATGACACAAGCTGTGTTAAGATATCGACAAGGCGGATTTGTTTCAACATATTCTGATGATTGGGATGATAAGCCAATGAAGTTAAGAAAAAGAATATAATATTATTAGGAAACAATTATGGCTAAAGATTACAAACCAAATAAAAAATCATTAATAGGTGATAAAACAATGAATGATGAAACTATGAGAGTTAATCATCCTGAAGATCATCCAGATGTTCAAAAAATAGCAGATAAAAAATATGATAAGATGAAGAAAAAAATATTTGGTGGTGTAGGTATGCTAGGTGACAGTATTAAAAAATCTAGAAAGATGGATGCTAAAGCAACTAAAGAATCTAAACGTTTTATGGATACAGTTCAAACATAAAAATCTAAAAAAATGTCTGCATCAGAAGGTTCGTTTTTCTAAAGGTGGCAGAGCCGGTTACAAACACGGTGGTTCACCCCCAAGGTTACGGCGCAGCTAGAACTTCTGGCATGGGTCTTCAAGATGAAGAATTAAAACCAGGTAAAGTGTACAAAGCAAAAAGAGGAAGTGGTTTAGATCTTCCTGTTATTAATTCAGTTAAACCTACTGTTAATAAAACTAAAAGAGCTCAAAATCTTTCTGAGATGAAAATACAATTTACTAAGCAAAAAAATAGAACTGGTATTAATTCAGGTACTTTAGATAAAATTTTAAGTAAAACTAAAAATCCTTATTCAGATTTAAAAGCAACTACAGCTAAAGGTCCTACTCAATATTCTTCAATGGATGAAATGAGACAAGCAAAAGGTTTTAAACCAGGAGAGTCTAATACTGCTTTTCTGAAAAGAAGAATGGATTTAAGAGCTGCTACGAAAGCAGTAAGTGCAACTAAAATTGGTAAAATAGCTTTAGGTGTCGGTGCTGCGGGAGTCGCTGCATCTCAATACTTAAAATCTAAAATGAATAAGAAAGAAGTTAAGAAAAAATGGGTGGCGGCATGATGAAGAAATATTCTAAAGGTGGTGGTGCTGACATGGGTAGTTCAAGATATAAAGCTTTTAAAACAACTCAAGATGTACTTAAAACTTTAAAGGATTCTACTGATTTAACTTCTACTCAAAAACAAATGTTAACTTATGCAAAAGCAAAAACTTTTAAAAATCAAGACAGACTTACTGAAAGAGATATCAAAAAAGCTAGCTCATTAGTTAAAGGCAAAATGGGTGGTGGCATGATGATGCAAAGACCTATGGGTTATAAATCAGGCACTTTTGTCCAAGCACGTGGTTGCAAACTAGGTAGAACAAGACCTACTAAAATTACATAGGAGGGACGATGTCCCTAAAGGCATTATTTAGAGCCGGTAAAGAATTACTTAAGGCGGAGAGGCCTAGACCAACACCGGCTACCGGACAACAGCCAAGAAGAATAGGAGATAACAATCCCCCTAGTCCAATTGATAAACCTAAACCTTCACAACAAACAGGAAAAGAATTAGTTACACAAGAATTAAAAAACCCACCTGTTGTTCTTAAACAAACAAAACCCCTACAGATGGGTGATGACATGGCACCTGCTTTTGGTTCATCAACCTATGACTGGGCTATGAGAATGGGAAGATCTAAATACAGCGCAGACGAGTGGCTAGATCATTTAACATCTACTAGAAAAGTAAACTTTAATATATTTGGTAAACCTGCAACTAAGACTGTCCGTGAGCAGAAAAGATTTAAATACGATTCAGGACCCTTTGCCGGTAAAGAAGTTAGTGTATCCAAAGAAGAATTATTCGATTCCAATTTAGCAATTTTCAATGAAGCAGGAGATCTAACCGGTGGCCTGTTATTTGCAGCAAAGAAGTTCGGTCTTAAATTAGATGCTAATGAAATAGGATCAATGATTAAACTAAATCCTATCAATAGATTAAAACCAATAGAGTTTGGAGTTGCACCAGGAGTTAAAACAGCTTTCGACAAGTCTTACAACACTGCAAGATCTACCGTGCAAGAGTTACAAGTTAAATACAAAGGAGCAGGTACAGGAGAGATAAAAGAATCTTTAGATGACTTACAATACTATTTAAATGCAGCAGGAAGAGGGGGAAGTCAAAGTGCTATTAAGGATGTTAACGGTGCTATGAAAAGATTAAGTGATGCTATCCCTCCGAATGAAAGAATTGTTTTAAATAAAACTATAGGAGACTTAAATACTAAAGCGGCCCCTCTACAAAAATCTATGACAAAATACGGTGATGAGTCTAACTACACATTACAAGGAGGTAAAGATTACAGAGAAACTGTATTTACCCTTCCCGAAGATATCGTAACCAATTCATCACTTAGAAATAAAGGTGGACACTTTACTAGTGAGATTGGAGATGCGAATAATATTTATCATATAAGGTACGATACAAGGTTCACCCCTGAAGGTAAAAAGTATTTATGATTAATGAAATACAGTCTGATGTAAACCAGAGTATTGCTAAGTCTTTAACTAAATCCCAACAATTAGGAGGAGAACGTAGACTTAATCCATTTAATGCTGACATAGAATTAAATTTACTTGTAAGCCAACGAGGTAAGATGTTAAAAGATTTAGATGATGCAGTTGCTAATAATGAGTTTGGAAGAGTAAATTCAATTAGTGCTTCTATGAAAGATATTAATACAAAATTAAAAAGATTAACTACGAGTAGAGATGCTTCTGGAAATAGTAATACCAAAGATTATTTTCCTATGGTTGAAGCGGATTCTTATGGGGACCATGCTGTTAAATATTTAATGCAAAAAGCTGCGCGTGAGAATGTTGATTACATAGCCGTTGCTCCTTTTGACAAAGTAAGTTTCAGACAAAGGTTATAAAGCGGGTAATGAAAGATTTTACGGATACGCTAATGGTAAAGGTATTGGTAAAAAGGAAAAGACTGTACTTCCCGATGTAATGAGTAAGAATGCAAGATTCTATGGTTCACAAGCAGGGCCAACAAAAATATCTTTATCTGATCCAACTAAACCATATAAACAATGGGAACAGATAAATTTAAGTATCCATCAGATCATCCTTTAAAAGGAAAAGAAATTAAAAGTGATTATCACACTACCGCTCAAGAAAGTCCTGCTAGAGAAACAATGGGTCCCGGAACCTTTAAAAATATTCCAGAAGGAGATCCACGCTTGTATTTTGATGCATATGCGATTAAAGTGGTTCCACTAATGAGAAATACACAAAAAACTTATAAGTCCCAAGGCGGACTTGTGGTGGATATGTTTAAACCAATAAGGTACAATTAATCATGGCGATAGAAAAAGTAACAGAGGAATTAGCAGAAGAAGAAGTTGAACAACCGGATGGTTTACCTATAGACGTAGAGATCGAAGGTGAAGAACAGGTTAATGAAGAAACACCTGAACAAGATTTTAATGCAAACCTTGCAGAAGACATGGATGAAAGAACTCTTAAAGAAATGGGTTCTGATTTAGTTGAAGAATATAAAAAAGATAGAACTTCTAGAAAAGAATGGGAAGACGCTTACATTAAGGGTTTAGATTTATTAGGTACAAGAAACCAAGAAGTAACAAAACCATTTAAAGGAGCTTCCGGTGTCACGCATCCATTGTTAGCAGAAGCTGTTACACAGTTCCAAGCACAAGCTTATAAAGAATTAGTACCCTCTGACGGGCCAGTACGAACACAGGTTATAGGACTACAAACACCGGCCACCGAAGCACAAGCCGAGAGAGTTAAAGATTACATGAACTACCTTCTGATGGAGGAGATGGAAGACTACACAACTGACATGGATCAGATGTTATTCTACCTACCTTTATCTGGATCTACATTTAAGAAAGTTTATTTTGATGCCTTGCGAGACAGGCCTGTATCTAAATTTATTCCAGCAGAAGATTTAGTAGTTCCCTACTACGCATCTGATTTAAAAGATTGTGAAAGAATTACTCACGTTATTCAAATGACTTCAAACGAAGTCACTAAAAAAATGGCCGCAGGTTTTTATAGAGACATTGATTTAATTGACAGTAGTACAGAACCAGATTCAATTCAGAAAAATTAAATGAATTAGAAGGTGTTAAAGGTACTGGATCAGATTATTTAAATACTATACTTGAGATGCATGTAGATTTAAATTTAGATGACTATGAAGATTTTGATGACAAAGCTAAGAAGATTAAAATTCCTTATATTGTAACTGTCGATGAAGGTAGTGGAGAGGTTTTATCTATTTACAGAAACTACAAACCTGATGATACTACTTATGCTAGAACAGAATATTTTGTTCACTATAAATTTTTACCGGGACTAGGTTTTTATGGTTTTGGTTTAACGCATATGATTGGTGGCTTATCACAAGCTGCAACACAAGCATTAAGACAATTGATTGACGCAGGTACTTTAAAAAATTTACCAGCAGGATTTAAAGCTAGAGGTATTAGAGTTAGGGATGATGATCAGCCTATTCAACCAGGAGAGTTTAGAGATGTAGATGCACCTGGAGGAAATATTAGAGATCAGTTCTTTAATTTACCTTTTACAGAGCCTTCACCAACATTATATAACCTTATGGGTTTCGTTGTTCAAGCAGGACAGAAATTTGCTGCTATTACAGACTCTAGTGTTGGTAATGATACTCAAAACAGAGCAGTTGGAACTACAATGGCGTTAATGGAAAGAGGATCACGGGTAATGAGTGGTGTTCACAAACGTTGTTACTATGCGATGAGGTTAGAGTTTAAAATTTTAGCAAGAATTTGCGGTGAGTCTTTACCTCCAGAATATCCTTATGATGTTTATGGTGGTCCAAGAAATATTAAACAAACAGATTTTGATAGAAGAGTTGATATTTTACCTGTTGCAGATCCAAATATTATGTCTATGGCACAAAGAGTAACTCTTGCACAGACACAATTACAAATTGCACAGTCTAACCCACAGATGCACAATCTACACGAAGCGTATAGACGTGTTTACGAAGCGTTAGGGACTAAACAGATAGAGGCAATTTTAAAAGCACCACCAAAGCAACCAGAACCTTTGGATCCTGCTAAAGAAAATGCACGATCATTACAAATGAAGTTACTTACAGCATTTGAATTTCAAGAACATGATGCTCACTTACAAGCACACATGGCTTTTATGCAATCTAGAATGGTTCAAATTAATCCACAAGTGTATGCATTGCTACAATCACATATTTCAGACCACGTTTCCTTTAAAGCTAAAGGACAAGTTAAAGAAATGCTTATGCAAAATCCTGAAATGGCGCAAATGGCGCAACAAGACCCGCAACAGTTTGAAATAATGTTTGAAGCTGAAGTTGCAAAGGTTGCAGCACAGATAACCCAAGAATTAGTTCAATCTGAAATGGCTTCACAAAATAAAGAAGACCCTTTAGTTAAAATTAAACAACAAGAAATTGATTTAAGAGCTATGGATCTTCAAAGAAAAGACTGAAGAAACTAAATTCAGAGCGGATCAAGAAAACCAAAGAGCGGCAGAGAAATTAGAGTTTGATTATGATAGACTTTTACAACAAGATGAACAATCTGATGAACGTTTAGCTGTTGCGAGAGAAAAAATAAACAAAAAATGAGAAAAGGATTAAGTGGAGGAGTTCCTTACGGACCACCCCCTAAAAGAGGGCCTAACCCACAAGGACTAACTGAAAAAATCTATAAAAGTGTTAAAACATACACAGAAAAATTTTTACGAAAGTCTAAGCAAAAAAATAAATTAATATTTTTAGCTGGAGTCTTTGATGGTGAAGGTAGTTTTGGTATTTGGTCGTCCGGCCGTAGTAGATCTAAAAGATTTGGAACAACTGTAGAGACTTCTGATGAAGATATGGTAAAAAGATTCCATACTATGTTTGGGGGATCTTTTTTGTCTGTCCAGCACGTCAAAAACACCACAAAGACACCTGGAGGTGGAGAGTAGTAGGCGATAGGGCTTACGAATGCATGGATAAGATGATATCCTATATGTGTTTAAGAAGACAGGAGAAATACAATGTGGTTACAAGCACTATCACTAGCAAGTAAAGCGGCTACACATATCTATAAGAATAAGCAAGAGACTAAAATGCTTATGTCTGATGCTGAAAAGCGTCATGCTTTAGCAATGGCCAACGGTGAGAAAGAGTACCAGGGTAAACTCCTGACTTCTAGGGATTCAGACTGGAAAGACGAATTTATTTTAATTTTATTGTCGGCCCCTATAGTATTACTTGCATGGGCAGTATTTTCTGATGATCCAGCAGCTATGGAAAAGATGAAATTATTCTTTGAATATTTTTCACAACTTCCATTCTGGTATCAAACAATTTTTGTCGGAGTCATAGCGAGCGTCTATGGACTTAAAGCAACAGATTTAATTAAGAGGAAATAAAATAATGATTAAAAATTTTCAAGATATTGTAATATTATTAATCACAGCAGGTGTTTTAATTTTATTAGGAGTTATTATTATTGGTGACTATTGGGTAGCTGTTAAAGAAAATAGAGCTATAGATGATAGTATAATAGTTCTTATGAAGATGTCTGTTACAGGTTTAATAGGTGTTATAGGTGGGTACATTGGAGGAAGTAAAAGCTAATGTGGAAATGGATTAAAAATTATTTACACCTAAAAGACAATATCCAGATATTAAATCTGTGAAACCATTGACTAAAGGTGACCTTAAAAATTAAAAGCATTAGGTAAAATTAAAAGTATTTATGAGAGATTCTAAAGTAATAGAAAGTTTTTTAAAACAAACTCAAAAAAAGACTTAAAGAAATGAACCTTTTTAAGTTATTAAAAAAAGAAGTTAATACAGGGGCTAACGGCACCCAACATTATGTGATAAAAGAAGGTGTAAACAAAACAAGATTGCGAGTACAAATGAAAAATCTAAAGGTCCTTGTTGGACAGGATACACAATGGTTGGTATGAAATCTAAAGGTGGGAGAAAAGTTCCTAACTGTGTTCCAGTTAAAAAGCTAAAGAGGGTAAAATGATTAAGTCTAAAGATGAGCAAAGACAAGATACAGTAAAAACAAAACCCTCATTCAGAATATAAAAGTGATATAAAAAAGGAAAATATTTTAAACCAAATCAACTAAGTTATACTGCAGCTAAACATGGATCTTCTATAGATGCTGGTGGTATGTCTGCCTTAGGTAGAATTGAAAAAGCAGGTATGGTTAGAGGCACTGGTGCAGCTATCAAAGGATTAAATTTTAAAGGAGTATTTTAATGAACAAAAAAGAAAAAAATAGATGTATCTCCTTACATTATTAAACAATCCTCTCAAGAAGGTAAGTTTAAATCTGATGACTCAGGTTTTGGCGCAGACGTATATTCAAAATATGGAAATGTTGGAATAAACAAAACTAAAAATAAAAAATCTTTTGATGGTGGGGATGAATTAGAGACTACATCAAAAATTTAACTTACGGTAAGAACTTTAAAATAGGAGATTCAAGTAGTTTAACTCTTGAAGGTAACTACGGAAAATCTAAAAACAAATTTTTAAAAAGTGATACTAAAGGCGGAAAAATAACTTTTACAAAAAGTTTTTCAGAGGGTGGAGTAGCAAGAGGTGGTGGAGCTGCAATTAGAGGCACAGGTTTTAAAGGCGTTTTTTAGTCTTGCTTTTAATATATAAAAACTATAAAAACTATCCATGGTTCAAGGTGATAGTACAGAATACGAAATCCTAAAAGAAGCTTGCAAGACACTTGATACTGATGATCTGTTTACTGCAGAGATTGGTGTGAGACAAGGACAAGGTTCTAAAATAATTTTAGATGAATTAATATTTAAAAAACATTGGCATATTGGGATAGATCCATATGGTAATTTAGATTATCAACACTACGATAACTCAGGTTCTTACACTGCTGATTATACTAATAATATGAAGCAACAATTAATTAAAGATTTAGACTACTCTAATTTTACTTTGTATCAATTAGGTGATGATGAGTTTATGAAACGTTTTGAAGACGGAGTCCCCATCTACAGGGATAAAAAGAAATTAAAACTAAATATAGATTTAGTTCATTTTGATGGTCCACACAAAACTTACAATGTAATTAAAGAAGCTATATTCTTTGGAGAAAGATCACACAAAGGAACGGTGTTCGTTTTCGATGATTATCCAAAATTTAATATGGATTCAGTATTAAAGATAATAGTAAATGAGTTTGGTTTTATGCTACTTAAACAAGGAAAGAATAAAATTTCACTTAAAAGAATTAATGGATCTCGATACAATATCTCTCGTACAACGTAAAATAAAAGAAGCTGTAGCTCGTTTAAAGGAAAACATCGTCTATAGTGTTGACACTGTAGAGAAACTACAAATATGTTAGAGGTCAAATCAGATCTCTAGAAGATCTGCAACAGGATCTTAAAGACCTGCTGACAACAACGGAGTAAGATAATGAACAAGTCCACGGTTATACCGAAACGGACTGAAGCACTTCTCGGAGCTTACAAAGCTGCAGACGAGATTGAAACAGTCCTAGATCCAAAAGCACTCGACAAAGCAACATTAGATAGTTTACCAACACCAACGGGTTATAGAATTTTAGTTCTGCCTTATGCAGGGCCTAAAAAACTAAAGGTGGAATTTTACTTTCTGATACAACTCAAGAAACAATACAGATGACTACAGTATGTGGTCTAGTATTAAAAATGGGTGATCTTTGTTATCACGACAAAAATAAATTTCCAAAAGGACCTTGGTGTCAACTAAATGAATGGGTTATTTTTAGTAGATATTCAGGTTCAAGATTCAAAATAGATGGAGGAGAAGTTAGAGTTTTAAATGATGACGAAGTCATTTCAACTATTAAAGATCCAACAGATATTTTGCACCACTATTAGGAGGACTAAATGGCAGAAAACAAAACAAATCCAGAAGTTGAATTAGATACTGATGGAGTAGATGAAGTAACAGTAACAGTAGATGCTCCTGAAGTATCCACTGAAGAATTTGAAAAAAACAAGATGTAGATCTAGGTTATGTAGATGTTAGTAGAGGTAAAAGTGCAAAAGAACTTTTAAATGAAACTAAAGAAGTAGAAGAAAAATCACAACCTAAATTTGAACAAAAAGAAGAAGATGAAGACCCTAGTCTGCAAGACTATTCGGAAAAAGTTCAAAAAAGAATAAAAAGATTAACCTTTCAAGCTAAGGAAGCAGAACGTAGAGAAAAAGCTGCTATAGAATATGCTAAAGGTTTAAAGAGTCAGTTTGATAGTTCTGAAAAGAAATTTCAAGAAACTGATGGTAACTACCTTAGAGAATATAGTGCTAGAGTTGATTCGGAAAGAGATAAAGCAAGATCTGAATTACAAGTAGCATTAGATTCTCAAGACTCCAACTTAATTATGGACGCTCAGGACAAGCTTACAAAATTAGCTGTAGAGAAGGAAAAAATTTCTATGACTCTTGAGGACAGAGAATCTAGAAAAAACAAATAGAATCACAACCTGCTGAAGCTCAAACACAAGCTCCACAACCACCAATTAGCACTAAAGCCCAAGACTGGGCCTATGATAATGAATGGTTTGGATCGGATAGAGTATTAACATCTGCTGCTATGGGAATACACGAAGACCTGTTGCAGGAGGGAATTGACTCGGAGAGTGATGGCTATTATAATCAAATAAACAAACGTATGAAGGAATATTTCCCTCAGAAATTTGCCGAATCTTCTACTGAAGAAAGAACAAAAGCTGCACCCGTTCAAAATGTAGCTTCTGTTAGCAGAAGATCAGGTGGACGCAAGTCTGTGAAACTCACCAAATCACAGGTAGTTATCGCTAAGAAATTAGGGGTGCCGCTAGAGGAATACGCAAAATACGTGAAAGAAGGAGCTTAATATGGAAAATAAAGTAAAAACTTCACGCGAGTCCGAAAATAGAAAGAAGCTTTCTAGAAAAAAAGATTGGACTCCACCATCAAGTTTGGACGCGCCAGCGCCACCACAGGGATATTCACATAGATGGATAAGAACTGCAACAAATGGTTTTGATGATCCAGGAAATGTATCAAAAAAACTAGAGAAGGTTGGGAATTTGTGAGAGCCGAAACACTTTTAAGTGAGATCGGTGAAATGATTATCCAGTTTTCTCAGAGGAAAC